CAAAACTTTCCTAATACATAGCATATTGATTCGCCAACTACTCTATATACTTTACCTAGATAGTCGGGTTTATCTCTTTTACCAAGTATATATTTAACCTCATTAAGTCTATGTTTTGCAATGTGATGCCATAATTTTACTGATTTTTTACTTCTCATTTTACGAACAACAGATATTGCCCATATATGATAGCCATTCACGTGTGTTGGTGTTAAATATTTCTGTGTAAAGTAATAGTCTATTAATATGTCTTCTGTCGTCATCAAGCCATGTCTTCTTAATTCATTACATATCACTCTACCACCTACGTATGCACCTACTGTTCCGCCTACAACAGCGCCTATAGGACCACCTAAAGCCAAACCAACATAAGTTCCTACTGCAGTTCCTGCACCTTTTTTGGCAGAACTCATAGGGTCTTTACCTTTTGTTAAGATTAGGTCTGTAAAGAAAGCACCAACACCTGCACCTGCACTTGCACCATATGTACTACTTGATGTTGCATCAGTCTTAACTCTATCCCAATATCCTTGTTGGTCTGGTATAGTATTAGCACTATATGTTTGAAAACTTTCACCAGTTCTTGGATTTATTCCTTTAATATTTGCATCACCTTCAATAGAATTTCCAGAGCCATCACTCTTATATCCAAATATAGCATCTTCGCCTTTACCAGATATTTTTACACGACTTTCGTTTAGTTTATTATATAAATCCATATTACCAGAAGATAATGCAGAGTCTTTATTTGCTAATGCAGAGTTAAATAAAACATCTTTGCCTTTAGCTGATGTCATAAATTCGTAACCATCACCTAAATCAAATACGTTAGGTACATTATCACTTGGTAAACCTGTACCAATACCGAAAGCTGATTTTAAACCTGTTGATATGGGGTTATCGACACCTTCAGCTAATGCTGAACCAACTTTTGCACCTAAAGCACTAGAAACTGCTGTTGCAGTATCAGATATTAATTGTTCTTGAATTTGTTCTGGCGTAAGAAAGCCATCTGGTAATTCACCTAAATTTTTATATGCATCTAATTTTGCTCTATCTTCAAAATCGTTAGGGTCATATGTTCTTTCGCCAGATTGTATTGTTTTAACCCATTCAAATATTGGCAATGCTCCAGTACCATATATTTTTTGAAGCTGACCTTCTTCTAATTCTGGTTTTTGTGTTGCTAATTGATAAACACCATATTTAAATAATTCATCATCATCTACTGTTTGTTCATAAGCACTTTGGTTTAATACATCACCAAAAGCACCATAGATAGCATCTTTAACTTCTGGCATTACCATTGAACTATTAGTAAAATTCAATGCCCTTTGTAAATCATCACCACTTTTTGTAGATGTGCCATCTGGATTTACTGTACCTCTGACTGCCATTAATTAACCTCCAAAAAACTTACAATTATATGCAATCGGTCTGCAGTTGTTGCTTGTGCCTTTAAAATTTCACTTTCCATTATTATAAGTGGTTGTGATAATAATTCAACTGTTGTATTTGATGCGATTGATTTTGCTTGAAATAAAGAAAATACTGCATTACTTACATTTGTTAAAGTTATATTTAAGGTATCAGTACTACCACTATCATTACTAATTAAAATACTTTTAACAATGCTTTGTGTTGCTACTGGGCAAGTATATATTGTTGTGTTACCAGTTGTAGTTAAATCAAACTTTGCATTTTTATAATTATTAGCCAAAGAAAAATCCTTTTGCAGTTGCTTGATTTTCTATTTCTTTACCTACAGAAAATAAACTTTTAGTAGTTTCTATTTGTTGTATTTCTAATGCTTGATTTAAATTAATTGTAAATTGTATAATTGAATTAAACCTTGCTAAAAAAGCTTCAGCAGGAGCAGGAGCGTTCATTAAACTTGGAGGTGTTGGTAATCTAATCATCTAAAGCTATCCTCTGTTGTGTTAATTCTAAAATCTCCTAGAGACCATTCATCATTTGTGCCAGTACTTGAATATTTAATTGCAATTTGTCTGCCTTTAGCTCTTGTACTTAATTTTTGTGTAGATGATGTTACTGTAAATGGTCCTTTGGTGATTTCATTACCATTAGGATATTTTTTACATTTAAATTCAATAAATAAGTTTGTATCTGTTGTGAGAGTTGCATCTGGTACAATTTTATCAATTAAAAATGTTCTATTGCCAGTTTCATCTATTTCAAGCTCACCACTTTCAATAAAACAATTCATGGCATCTCCATTAGCACTATTTCCGCTTTCATGGTTATATAAGCGAGCATCAGCATCAAAAGCAAAAGGTGTGTTTTTAAAACCTTGTGCATCTAACCAAACATTTCTATCAAGTGTACCAACAACCCACGTGTTTTCTGCATAATTATAAGTTATATAACTATCTGGTTCTGGGTTTACTGTTCCTAATGGATTATCAACACTTACATAAAACCATGTTATTTCATTAAATTTTTTATTTTGCCCAACAAAGGTTTTATCAAAATACCTTTGTTGTATTCTATCAAATAAATAATATTTTACAGTACATGGCAATTCTTGAACTGCACCATTGTATACAAAAAAGTTACTTTTACCTAACCAATAAACATTACCATCAACACTTATTGAACCATTTTTGGCTATAGCACCACAATTAACTCCTAATAATCTAAATGAAAATGTAAAAGGAGGACCAACAAAGCTCATTCCATAAACTGCCTCATCTGTGCTTATAAATGTCTCATTTTTTGTAGGTATAATTGAAACTATTTTATTTCCTATTTCTAACCTTTGGTCGCCAGATGTATTTGTTGCAGTTGGTGTAAAATTTGTAAAATCTTCTTGGTCTGAAAATCTAACAAGCATTGGGTCAAGGTCTGTTGTTCCTAACGTAGTTGTTCCTCCAACTATCAAGTGTCTATCTGGAAACGAAATTGTCATAGTTTTATTTTTTGTAGGAATACCACTAGAACCACCTAATGCAGATGCTAAAGATGCTCTATTAACTTCTCCTGCTGATGTGTCCCAATAATATATTTGCCCATCTCTATTACTTGCTAATAAATCTTCTCCCCATAACTGTAAAGACCATTGTGTCGCTTCTAATGCAACTGTATCACTAGTTATATTTCTTGCAGTACCCCATGTACTTAGGTTCCAAGTACCAACTCCCCAACCAGTAGCAGTATCAGAACTTTCTATATTCATAAAATCTGCTCTACCAATCAAATATTTTATATCTACACCTGTACCTCCACCTGTAGCACCACTTGTTGCTTGTGTCGGTGATTGTATTGAATACGAATTTGAATCAATAAATGTTATTGAGTACCCATCAACTCTGTTAATAGTATCGGCAGACACACCACCAACAGCAGTTGCTTGTTCTATAACTATAAAGTCGCCATTTATTGCACCATGACTATTATCTGTAATAGTAATTGTAGTAGAACCATTTGTTGTAACTAAAGGGTTGCTTAGGTTTGTAGAGGTTTTTCTTAATGGTGTAATATCATATAGTACACCAGAGTTTATTATATATAAATGATTATGTGTACCAAGTGCTATTCTATCAATTCCATCATCACTTGCCCTCCAAAAAACAGCATTTTTAGGTTTGCCTTGAGCTAATGTTAAACTAGAAGTCTCTGCAGTATCGTAATATTCCTCTTGTTGCCAACCACCAATTTTTGATGGATAACCATTTTTAAAACGTACTAAATTACTATCAACATAAAATGGTCCATTTTTGCCTGCTGAATATTCTGTGATATCTTTTACAATACCAGAATTTAATTTTAATAACTTATAACTCAAGTTACTATATTCCCCATTCTATCACTTAATCGTTTAGCTCTATTAGGCACTTGTTTTGCCCACTTAGAGTCTAACATTTGAATTTTTGCTTCTTCATAGTTAGCTTCATCAACAGCTTTTCGCATACGAATAAAATTGGTTAATCTTGGTCTACCTAGATTATACATCATATTTGCTATAATTAATTGAACTTCTTCTGGTTTGTTATAAAAATCATCATATAAAACTGTGCAATCATCAATTACCACTTCTATGTCTGCTAGAAAACACTCATCAACTCTTTCTTTTGTAACCTCTGAACCTATCTCATAATCGTTTTCTGGGTCTGTAGCATTACATAAGTGACCTATTCCAAAAGTCTTATATCCCAAATGGTCTAAATACACCTCATATTTAACACCTTCGTCTTCTATAAGTTCTTTTTTAAGGGTTTCAATATTCATTTATACCTCGTTTAAATCTTCAATACTTGAAAATGCTGAATATTTAGAACCAGCAATATCCACATCTTCTTCAACCATTTGACAAGCAGGACAAATATAGTTGAGTGTTTGAACTATTTCATCTTTAACAATGACTTGTTTTTGCATTGATATTCTACAGACATAACATAATTTCATTCTAATTTCGCCTCTGTTTTCTTTTAAGTTCTAATACGTGTTTTCTATAAAAGCAATTGCCAATCTTTATAAAAGGCTTAGATAGACTTAACCAAAACCAAATCATTTTTTCATGTTTTCTCTTGCAACACCTTTAGACTTTTCAAAACTTCTCATTCCTCCTAATCCTAACAATGAAAGAGTTAAAGTCATAAGTTCAGATGTTTTTAATTTCGGCAATATTACTTCTGGCAACCATATTGCTGTTGCCCATTCTGCTAAAGGCATTATAAAGAATTGTGTTAAAAGACCTAATGCACAAATCCACATAATAGCAGGCCTTGAACCACTAACAAAAATACTAGGGTGTTTGGCTTGTTCTTTGTTTATTTCTAATTGACCTTTTGCTAATTCTTGAGCATGATTTTCTGCCATCGTAGCCACTTGGTGAGCTAATTCGTTTTTCTTATCTTTATCTTCAATAAATTTACCAAGAAGATTAGAAACAGGTCCTATTAACGCGGTGAGCATCTACATTCCTTTCTCTTAAATCTACTATCTATCCATAGCTTACCATAATAAATAACAAAAAGCCAAAAAGTAAATAAGATGCCTTCTACATAAGATAGGGTGTTCCAAGCATCTAAAATCATGTTTTCCATTTTAATCTCCCTACTGGTAGTTTTTCACATTTATATTTAGTTGATTTCCATAGTGGATAATATTTATGTACTTGTCTACTTATTGAAAGCGCTCGTTGTTTACATTCATATTCTGTTTCATATGGTCCCAATAAATCTTCTATAATTTGACAATTATTTGGCACACCTATTACACATATTGTGACCAATGCCTTAAACATTATTTTTTACTCATAAAAGCAGAAGCACCCATATATGCACCTACAATTCCTGCACCTGATATATAAAATAAATTACTTATGTCTGATAATGCTTTTAATCTTTCTATATCTACGACAAACATAGC